ATGCTTTGCATCAAATTTCGGACATTGAAGGGATGCCAAAAAAGACCGCGATTTATTCGTGGCTTGAAAAATACCCTACTTTCGCGGAGAAATACGCACGCGCACGCGAGAAACAAGCCGACCTGTTTGCGGCGCAGATCGTGACAATCGCGGACAACGCGACCGACGCCAACCTCGCACGGTTGCAAATGGATGCCCGTAAGTGGGCGGCGTCCAAAATGGCTCCTAAGAAGTATGGCGACCGGACGATGACCGAAGTCACCGGCGCCGACGGTGGCGCAATTAAGACCGAAGGAACGTCGAAGCTTGACTGGCGGTCATTGGATCCCGATCAACGTGATGCGCTCCGTCAGGCGCTGCTTGCGGCCAAGGGATCGGCCACCTAATGGCATTAGTCGACATTGGCGGGCAGCTCATCGACTTAGATCAAGAGCTGATCGAAAGCGACCGGATCGAGTGCGAGGCGTCGCTGGCCGAGTTCGTGAAGCTGTCGTGGGAACAGGTCGAGCCAGGGCAACAATACACGCACGGCTGGCATATCGATTTCATTGCCGAGCATCTCGAAGCGATGGTCGACGGGCAGGAAGTCGACGGCAAGCCGTACAATCGTTTGTTGGTCAACGTACCGCCAGGCACGATGAAGTCGCTCCTGATTGGCGTCTTTATGCCGGCTTGGGTTTGGGGGCCGTGCAATATGCCGTCGACGCGCTTTCTTTGCGCCTCGCACAGTCAAGAGCTTGCCGTCCGTGATAATATGCGTATGCGGCGCCTCATTACGTCCGAGTGGTATCAGGAGCGTTGGCCTCACGTTAAGTTGACGGCCGATCAGAATCAGAAGACCAAGTTTGAAAACACCGCTACCGGCTGGCGACAAGCGACGTCTGCCGGATCCATCACCGGCGCTCGTGCCGATTTCGTCATCATCGACGACGCGCACAGCGTCGAAGGCGCTAACTCCGACCAGCAACGCCAAACGACGGTCGATTGGTTTCTTGAAGCTGTTCCTACCCGCGTCAACAACCCCGACCGAAGCTCGATCATCGTGGTCATGCAGCGGCTCCATCAAGGCGACATCTCAGGCGAGATCCTCGACCGTCAGCTTGGCTACGATCACATTATGCTTCCGATGCTGTACGATCCGTTGCGGGATCTTCCGACGAAGCTCGGCTACAGTGACATCAGAACCCAGCCTGGCGAGCTGCTGTTTCCTGATCGGTTTCCGAAGGATGTTGTGGATCGCGACCGCAAGATCATAGGCGAATATGCTTTCGCCGGTCAGATGCAGCAGGAGCCAGCTCCTCGCGGTGGCGGCATTATCCGATCTGAAACGTGGCTCAAGTGGGAAGGCGAGAAGGATCAATTCCCTGAGTTTGACTACATCCTCGCCTCGCTTGATACGGCGTACACGGAAAAGGCGGAGGGCGATTACTCGGCCATTACGGTTTGGGGCGTCTTCAGCTTTGATTCGGTCAGTCAGGCCAACAAGCTCTTCGGGCCGGACGGTCGGACCATCCAGATTGAGCGCACGTTTGGCGAGCTGCTGCCGAAGGTTATGATGATTGACGCATGGCAGGAGAAGTTATCGCTCCACGATCTGGTCAACAAGGTGGCCTTGACCTGCCGGCTGCGGAAGGTGGACAAGCTTTTAATCGAGTCGACAGCGGCAGGAATATCGGTTAGCCAAGAGCTTCGGCGTCTCTACAGCCACGAAAACTTTGCGGTCCAGCTTCAGCCGGTCGGCCGCTTCGACAAGACGGCTCGCTTGTATTCGGTCCAGCATCTGTTCGACGAGGGCATGATCTACGCACCGGATAAGGACTGGGCCGATATCGTGATTCAGCAGGTTTCGGTTTTTCCGAAGGGCAAGCACGACGATCTTGTCGATACGGTCAGTCAGGCGCTTCGTCATCTGCGTGACTTGGGGATGATGCAAAGAGCACCGGAAAGGATTGCGGAGCTCGATGAAATTAAGCGTCTGCCGACGAAGGAACCTGCTCCGTTGTATCCTGCTTGATTTGCTGTTATTTCTACTGTTCTAACTTGGAAAGTACGCCATGCCATTAGTCCCTGGTCTTGTTCCCAATATCCGCCAAGCTGCACCGGAAGATCCCGATCAGCCTGAAAGCGCCGATATTATCGTTGAAATGGCGGATGAAGGCGGAGATATGCCTGAGATCGACCAGAATGGTGCGATTTTAAGGATCGAGCACGACGACGGATCTGTAACGGTTAGCCTTGACGGCCGACCATTGGGGCAAGCCGGCGAGGGCAAGAAGACAGGTTGGTTTGATAATTTAGTTGATGAAATTACTGACGACGAACTATCCAGAATATCCGAGGAATTGTTGCGTGGCATTAGAGAAGACATCCAAAGCCGACAGGAATGGATCGAGGATCGAACCCAAGGTCTCAAGCTGTTGGGCCTCAAGATCGAAGTGCCAGGACTTGCCGGTGCAGCCGACGGCGCACCCGTTGAGGGTATGTCTCGCGTTCGGCACCCGCTCTTGCTCGAGGCAGTGTTACGATTCCAAGCCAACGCTCGGTCAGAGCTATTGCCCACGGATGGCCCAGTAAAGATCCGCGACGACAACAACAACGCCAATCTTCAAGAAGATCAGGATGCTAATGCTCTCGAAGAGGATATGAATCATTACCTAACAGCGGTGGCTACAGAGTATTACCCCGACACCGACCGGATGCTGCTGATGCTTGGCTTTGGCGGCACGGCGTTTAAAAAGGGCTATTTCTGCCCACTACGCAACCGGCCGGTGATTGAGTCGGTCGATGCCGACGATCTGATCGTCAACAACGAGGCGACGGATCTTCGTAACGCCAAGCGGGTAACGCACCGGTCTATGATGCGGCCGAGTGTGGTCAAGCGGTTACAGATCCTTGGCGTTTACCGCGACATTGACTTGCCGGCGCCAAGCGAAATTAAGTTTGATTCGGTTCAATTGGAGAAAAAGTCGCAACAAGGCATTTCCGCGACGACGAACAATCCAGAAGACCGTGACCGTGAAATTTACGAGTGCTATTGCGAGCTCGATGTAAAGGGCTTTGAGCACAAGTACAAAGGCAAGGAGAGCGGTCTTGAAATACCGTACCGAGTTACCATCGATGTCTCAAGCAAGCAGATTCTTTCAATCGTCCGTAACTTTGACGAAGACGACGCCGAGCTGCCCGAAGCCCGTGTCAACTTTATTAAATACACGTTCGTACCGGGGCTGGGCTTTTATGACATTGGTCTCCTGCACATCTTAGGCAACACGACCAACGCGCTGACGGCGGCGTGGCGTGAGATGCTTGACGCTGGTATGTATGCCAACTTCCCTGGCTTTCTCATGGCCGACACCGGCGCTCGTCAAAATACCAATATTTTCCGCGTCCCGCCTGGCGGTGGTGCGTTGGTTAAGACCGGCGGTATGCCAATCAATCAAGCCATTATGCCGCTTCCTTACAAGGACGTTGGCGGCGGGCTGATGAACTTGACGGCTTCTATGGCTGATGTTGGCATGAGAATCGGCGGAACATCTGAGCAGCAGGTGGGCGAAGGCCGCGCTGATGCGCCGGTTGGCACGACGTTGGCCATGATCGAGCAAGCCACAAAGGTTATGAACTCTGTCCACAAGCGGATGCACGCTGCTCAGGCCGAAGAGTTTCAGATGTTGGCTCGGTTGTTTAAAGAAAACCCCGAAAGCTTCTGGCAGCGCAACAAGAAGCCGGCCAAGCCGTGGGATGAACAGACGTTTTTACGGGCTTTGGATAACTGCGACCTTGTGCCACAGGCAGATCCGAATACGTCAAGCCATGCCCAGCGTGTGATGAAAATCATGGCGCTGAAGCAATTACAGGCGTCGAACCCATCGATGTATGATCCAATTGCAATTGATACGGCGGCTCTTCAGGCCATTGGCTGGAGCAACCCGCAGCAATTCTTGGCTCCGCCACAGGCTCAATCGTCTCCGCCTCCTGAGTTGATGGCTATTCAGGCCAAGATCCAGACCGATCAGATGGCTGCTCAGGCCAAGATGATTACGGCGCAAGCGAAGGTGGCTCAGGTCCAGCAAGGGGCTCAGGGCGGCATTGGCGGTAATCCTCAAGCCGATCAGCTCAAGGTTGCGGATATTATGGTTCGCAAGCAGGAGATTGAGCAAAAAAATCAGGATACAATCCTTGATGCCGAAAACCGCAAGCGTGACCGTGAAAGCCGTGAGCGGTTGGCAGCAATCAAGCTTGCCGAAGAGCTGGCCAAGAACCCGCAGGTGATGCCGTTGGTCAACTCGCTGTTGCAACCTGATATGTTGAATCGGTTGGAAGCCAATGAACCTGCGCTTGATCCTAACAATGTGAGAGCTGGCTAATGAGCTATAATCGTCATCATTTTCTGATGGTTGCCAAGCATTTTGCCCGTAAGGGTTATGCAACGGACGGTGCTGTTGATGGTGGCGATATTGGCAATCTTGCTGATGTTCAGCGTATGGATACGGGCGCAGGTAATATTCAAAACAAGATTGGCGGATTAAACCAATTTTTGTCTGGATTTGATTTAGAAGCTAATACGCCGAAATTTCATGCCGGTTTGCATCAACCGCAAATTGGCGGCGCTGGTATGCCAAGCCGCTATATTCCGCCAAATAATGCGAAAAAAATAGAAAATTTAAATAATTTTTACGGCAATACGCCTGAAAGCATTAAAAACGCCAATTGGTATCATTGGTCTCCTAAATCGTTTGATGAATTTAAAACAACACGCTCAGATCAGCCATTTCATTTTGTTTCGCAAGATCCAGAAGCTTTTGCTGAAATGTCGGGAATGATTAAAAAGGCAGGAACAAATGAATATACAGGGGTTTGGCCTGAAAAATCTCCCCAATTGTATCCTTTGCACGTTCGCGCTGAAAATCCGTTTGATTATAAAAATCCAGATCATGTTAAAAATGTTTTTAACAAAACTGATCCGTCTAAAATAGTTCGTACTTATTTAGATGAATCTGGATCGGTTACAGAACCAATTAAAACAAGTCCAGAAGGATTAATGGCCAGCTTACGATCTGGTGATTGGTCCATGATAGAACATCCAGAAGTACAACGGGCTATTCGCGAATCTGGCCACGATTCTTTTTATGTTGATGAAAAAGGACGTAGAAATCTTGCGGTATTTGATCCCAATCAGTTAAAATCTCGCATTGGAAATCGCGGGACGTTTGATTTAAATAGTAATAAAATAACCGAATCTCGCGGTG